CGGTACCGGTCCAGCTGAACGGTTTGACCAGGCTGTTTGGTGAAGTCATGAACAACGACGGGCTCGGCCGCCATTTCCACAATGTAAGCCGGATGGGGGCGGTACAGCTCCGCACCCAACAGCTTCGGGAAATCATTATCAATGAACATGTTGGTTATTCAGCGTAAGGGTTTAGCTGACACCAGGAAGAAGATTCCTGGGTTGATGACAATAAAAAATTGCCACCAGAAACCTGGAACTTCTGTCCCATTAAGTAAAATTATAGCAACTACTTACTTACGCCTGTTAATAAGAAAATCAGAAACCGCCGATCACGTTTCCGGGATTGTAGGTGTTTGGTTTCACTGAACCCATCATGTGGAAAGGATTCACTGCGCCATCTGCCGGTTGTAGATCAGCGGGTTGTCCAAGTCCAATGCCAGCGCTTTCTGGGGTTAATCCACCTGATACCATGGCATTACGCATCAAGGCAGCAGCTACTTCTGGGTGCTTTGCAGCCGCCGCCGCAGTAGGGGTGCTGGCTTTCTTGGGGGCAGGTTTTTTACCGCTAACAGCTTGAGCTTTAGCTTTGGCGGCTTTTGCTTTATCGGTGTTCATCGGCGTTGTCCACGAGCAGCCATCTGTTGTTGCATCATAAGCTGTTGTTGCAATTGAGTAACGGGAAGATTACCAAGTTGTGGCATCATTCCGGTCATCATGCGTTGTTCGTTGCTCAACATCGCATCTTGAACAATCTCGGCACGACGGGTAGCGTTACCGGAAAGTAGGCCCATTGAACCAAGGGGCGAACCGGGTAGGTTCAAATGCAGGTAGCCAGCTTGGAGATCGTCTGACATCGGGCCACCTTGACCCATGAGGGGAACCGCTCCAGCGGGGCCGCCAGGGGGTACGGCACCTGCATTAGTCAACGGAATGCCAGCAGGGCCTTGGCCGGATACACGCTGGGTAGCAGGGTTGTGGACGGCGTTTGCATAACCTGCAGCGTGCCCGGCAGATCCCGAATGAGTTTGACCATGCGCACCGAGTTGTGCAGCTGCAGTCGGTTGAGCCAGGAATTGCGAAACTTGGCCCAGGATTCCCCCGCCAGGTGCACCATATCGTGCTGCCATCTGACCGGCACCGCCAACGGGTTGGCTTCCCATATTTTGCATCTGGCCTGCAGGCACCTGGGACATATTTTGATAACCCTGAGGCTGTTGACCACCACGTTGCGGACGCATCTGTATTAACCTCTGAATTTAATCAAGATTGTATTGCTACCTTTTATTTTAAACTGATTAAACCCGAGGCATAAAAAAAGTGCAATAGTTCCGGCAAAAGAGGGAACTACTGCACTTATTTTATTTCCGGGTAAACAGCGTTTATCGGGAATCCGAATATCACTCCATTACCAGGAGCTTTTGGCGGAATACATCAGGATTGGTTTGAGCGGCATTCAGGTAGCGCCAGGCATTGGCGGGATCCTGCTCAGCAAGGGTGCCGAAGCTATCCCAGAAGGCCGCAGGATTGCCCTGAGCCTGGGGCTGGGGGGGAACGGGCATCTGAGGGCGCTCAAACTGCTGAGGGGCAGCCGTGGCGGGCATTGGGCGATAACCGGTATTTACGCCGGGGGCTGCACTATAGCTGGGCTCCTCATCGGGGATGGGGTAGGGGCCATTGGCACCAAAGAACTGCGTGGTGTAATCAGCCAGGATATCTGGATCTGTGAGAATGGCCTCATAAGCTGTATGCTCATTCGCCAGTTCTTGCAGCAGGCCAACGGCTTGAACCAATTGGCTGTTGGTGATGATCAGATGATCTTCAAGGCTGCAAGAATATTCATTCAGAACACGTGCAGCATCAGGGCCAAAATGGTCAATTACTTCAAGACTTTTTTGGCTTACCCCGTTGGCCAGCAGCTGGTCCCGGCTGATTTCCAATGAGGTTGGGGAAGAGTTGCTGAAGGATACCTGGTTGCTGCTGGCTCCAGGCATAGAGGTCAGCGGAGCCTGGTACGGGTTGCTGCTGTACTGGGTTGCCGGCTGTGAACTGTAGTTGGCCGGGGCGGCTGGCTGACTCGGAGCTGACTGTTGACCCTGGAAGGGGAATTGGACCGGCGAACTCAGGAGTCCGACCACCCGGTTGAATGCCTCTTTGTAGGGGTTCTCCGCTGCTGGGGCCGCCGCCGGCTGTGCCACCGGGGCCTGTTGGTAAGCCTGCTGATACCCCTGGGGGTACGATTGCGTAGGCTGGTATTGGGGTGCTACGCCCATCTGGGCCGGCATTTGCGGGGCTGGGGCCGATGCCGGCTGGTATGGTGCTACCCATTGCGGCGTTGTTGCCACCACCGGAGCTTGGGCTGCCGTCTGCTGGGCTACCGGCGCCGCGTAGCTGGTCGGCTGGGTCTGGTATGACTGGGGTGCCGATTGGATCGGCGCTGCGGTATCGGCCTGCATAGGTTACCTCTTTTTGTAAACTCTCTAAAGTTCGGTAAAGGAAAGGAGTGAGATTGAGACGGGGATCCGCAGCCATCGGAAGATTGGGTTGCTGCGGGTGTGGCGTCTTCATCTGTAAATTGACAATGTCAATAAATGATGAATAAGCCCTTTGTACTTCCCCAACCATTCTAAACGGAAAACCAGAAAGCATTCCTGCAATCTCATCATCAGTTTTGGACGGGAAAAGGTACTTCAGTGCTTCAATGCTATCAACACCTAATTCTTGTAGGTTCCTGGTGAAAATTGATTGGTTTAATTTATCTTGAGGAGTATCTTCGTAAACGGGTCCCATCCAACGCCAACAAATGCTGCGATCCCCGTCAGGCACTAAACCAAGAACACCATCCGGTATTTCTTTTGTATTAATTACATCATCAATTCCCGCTCTTAGGGATTTTTCGTATTTAACCTTAGCGCGTTGAAATTTTGCTTCTTGTTTCGGATCGTTAGGGTCTTCTGGAGGAATGGGGAAGACCAGGCCCAACGATTGCGCCAATGTTTTACGAAAGATCTGTTCTTCCTGGAAAATCATCAATTCAAAACAACGGCAGATGCCATAAGTATAGAGCTGAAGGCATTTTTTCTTTGCCGTGGCGCTAACACGTCCGTAAGCTGATTTAATCTCGGTTGCGGTTACGTTCGTGATGCTAAGGTCATCAATGCCGCCAAGCGCAAGACGAATTTCTGAACGCAGTTGATCTACGTAACGTGATTGCTCTGCGCTGACTGCATTTGGTGTAATAAAGCCTACACGATCTGTTGGCTCCAGGTTGGCAATAACCCTGGGCACACGCATACCAGATCCAGGTCGTCCGATATAACCAGGGGCATTGCGTGATGTTGGATCTTGCTTATAAGTAGAACTGGAAAGACTGAATTCAGACTGGAAGCCGGATTGGCTTGAAATGCTTGGGCGTTGCGCTGTATCCCCTTCGGCCTTTTCAATGATATCTTGCTTGGGACGTGAAGAAAGAAGCGTTGGATTACCAAAAAAGGATAGGTTGGCCCGGATGTTTTTAACCATTTCATCGTGCGCAACAACCTGGTTTGCAAGCCATTCAAATTCCCCACTACCTTCGGTCCCAAAGGCATCAGGATTATTGAAAACTTCTACGCAGGGAATGAACTCAAGCGTATTGACAACAGTTGTTTTATTCAATGCCGCAAAAGCTTCCGGCATATCAAATTTTAATTCTTGCTCGCTGTGGTACTCTTCAATTTCTGTTGCGGTAATACGCAAACGCATATACCGTTTATCGGTAGAAAGACCCACTCCCCCAAAACCACGGGAGGATTTTACTTTATATGGGTAAATGATGATTACTTCCTCCAGTTCACCCTCTGGGGTGTAGTAGGTTCTGTAAGCATCTTTGTCGAACCAGTACAAGCGATATGTCTTCTTGGTAGGACGAATATAGAAAATACCTTTGCCATAGGCGAGGAATCGATCCCAAATAGAATCAAGCCGCGCATCCAGTTTGTTGAATTTTATGACTTGCTGAATAAAATCAAATCGTTGCGAACCAAAGTTATCTTGATGGGGATAAAATTCAACACCTTGCCTCACCCCGAACATCTTCATCTGGGCAAGATGTGCGTTGATAAGCATCGTATCGGCAGCACCATTTGCCTCGCGGTTTACCGCTGCACGAAGCATTCCATCTAGAACTGAGTTCGATTCGCTCATTACCTGTTAAATCGCAGTGTGTTCATCCTACTCAATTTCGTAACCAGCAGCAAGCCGTTTGAACATGATCACATCATCCTCCACCTCAATGTCAAACCGTTCACCAGGGACCAAACCCATGTCGTGGCACAATTCATCGGGTAAAGGGAAAACAGCCGAGCCGTAGCCGTCCTGTTCCAATTCAATAGGGAAGTAGCTGTAATTCATTGAGTGATTACTCAGTTTAGTTCCAGAATACTTTATTGCAGCCTACTTTGAACCAAGTCAAATTTCAATATTCCAGTTCTAGTTTGCCGCGAGCCATGAGCCCATTGCAGAGCCATATTAACGCATCGACCGTATCGTCGTGAGAACTCACACCAAAATTAACGATTTCATCCGTCAACGCTTGGAATTTACGGTACTTGTTGAACTTGATTTTACGTTGTTCAAATAGACCCATGATGCCACGGAACCGGGCTACTTTGTCGCCACGGAACCCTTTAACCGGATGCCACAATACATTGTAAAGACCGTGCTCAACAAGACAAATACGTTTGAAGTCCGCCTCCAGGGATGCTTGGTAAGCTACGGCTTCTGACCACACATCAACGCTAGTGCCAGTTGGTATATACCTGGTGCCTTCCTTGTAGACGATGCCCCATTCAAACATCATTTCCATCATTGCTTCAAGCTTTTCCAAGTTTCCCATTAAGCGGATGCGTTTGCAATCGATGACGTAAACTTTGTCACCAACGCGCCCGCCAAGGACAAATACACTGTAATCATTTCTTTCTTTAACGCCAGCAGATAAATCCACACCAATACCGAGTCGGTCAAATTCTGTGGGGATTTGGCCCTTGATGATTAGGTCAGGAGAAAGGGATAATTCGCTGGTTTGTACAATTTGATTTTGATACTGGAAACTAAAGCTAATTGGGGCCTGGCGACGACGATCTTGCAGGTACTCCAAGGACCACATCTCCGGCCAATAAGAAGACTCCTCTCCAGCTTCGTCTACAACAATTGCAGATTGCACAAGTTGAATCCAATCTTTTTCTGGAATGAAAGTGGTGCCGTGCATATCATCATGCCGGAATCTAGTGCCAAGGCAAATTGCCCTCCCTCCCTCAAACATGGTGGGAGTAATGACGGAGTTCCAGTTATCCTCCATTGCCAATCGGATTTCGCGGTTTTTTATTTCGTCGGCGGACTTACAAATGTCATCGATCACGCATAAATGGCTGCGTTTAGAAGTAACAGCGCCTTTTAGTCCTGCGCAACATAACGTAAATTCTTCTTCGCCAGTAGATTTAACTCCGGCAAATTTCCAGTCAATGCTCCAATACTCATTGCTATTGATTCCCTTGGCAATTTTAACCATTGGAAAGATTTCACGATATATTTTGCTCTCCTCAATAATTCTTTTAATAGCCGCACTTTTGGGACGTGCAACGTCAACTGTGTAAGAAATATACAGGATTTTGAGTGGTTTTTTGTTTAGGGCATGCACCCCAATTGTCCAGGCACAGAACAAACCAGTAACGGTGCTCTTGGCCGATCCGCGTGGCGATAATATATCTACGTTTGGTCCACCAATTCCAATTAAGCATTCTGTATCTTGTCCAGTGCAAAGATATTTATGCCATTCTTTATGGTGCGCGGCTGGGGGTTTATCTCCCACTACATCACAAAAATAAGCAAAATCAGTTCGCGCCCTTTCAATATCAACATCTGATGTTTTTTTTACGATTTGCTGTTTTGCGGCGGCACGTGCCGTTCTGCGATAAACGCTGTAAAGACTTGTGCCCGCCACTCAGGATTAACCGTATGTTGCCTTCAGCATACAGCAAAACCCTTTAGGTTGCCTTTAGGATTCCTCTTGCAGGATTTTGGTCCACACGGCCATCGATGCTTCTTGCAGGGGGCCCTCAATAGGATCATCGCGGAAGATCAACAACATTTCCCTCAAGGCACGATCAGCGCCAGCAAGAATCAGTCCTTGCTTATCAGTCAAGTGCTTTTCATCATTTAGTTGCTTGATAGTGCCGCGTAATTCTTTCTGGAGCATAGCGATACGAGAAGCGCCCATATCTTGCTTAATCATCCCCATATCAATAGCTTCACGTAACTTTGCAATATCCTGTTGCATGGAGTCAATTTCTTCCTCCATGATGGCGGCAAAATTGCGCTTTTTATAATTTTCTTTTGCCCAGTCGTGGCACTCCACAATTGTACCTGTAAACCCAAGAAAACGGGCGTACAGGTACATTTGTATTGGGGAGCTTATCTGTTTACAAAAAGCAAAAAATGATTCCCGGTCTTTATCACTGAGACGCGCTAGCCAATTAATTACGCTTTGTAGGCTTGCCTGGACCACTGATAATCACGTTGCGATTTGTATTTATCATAATCTAGTTGCTGCTGTTGCGTGAGGCGCTGCTGTGTACCTGCTTCTGCCGTCTGGGCAACACCATATTGGCCAGCCATTCGGGTCTGCTCAACACCGTATTTTCCTGTTGTTTCCGCAATAGCCTTTTGTGCTTCGGATTGTGTTTGAGTTTGTTGAAGACCATACCCACCCTGGATACTGGCAACATCTTTTTGGGCACCTGCTTGGGTACTAGCAACTTGTGTTTGCGCACCTGCTTCGGTTTGCGCCACTGTTTTTTGTGCTTCCGCCCCGGTTTGTGCTTGGGCCAGCCCATACTGGCCAGCCATACGGGTGCTTTCTACTTGGGCACCGGCCTGCGTCTGGGCAACTTGAGTTTGTGCTCCAGCGGAAGTTTGTGCAACGGACTTCTGTGCTTCTGCTCCAGTTTGGGCTTGTTGAAGCCCGTACTGACCGGAAATTTGTGCAGTTCCTACTTGGGCACCGGCCTGCGTCTGGGCAACGGACTTCTGTGCTTCTGCTCCAGTTTGGGCTTGTTGAAGTCCATAGGAGCCCTGGATGCTGGCGATATCTTTTTGGGCGCCTGCTTGGGTTTGGATCCCGGCAAGTCCATACTGGCCCGTAATATTTGCAAGCGTTGCTTCGCCGCCATATTGCGTTTGCAAATTTTGACGCTGCTGCTCCCCTTGTTTTTCTAAAGTAAGGCGTGCTTCCGCCCCAGTTGCTTGTGCTTGCCTGATATTTTGGCTTGTAAAAAAATCACTATTGATACGATCTAGGTTAGACCCTAGCCGCATATTTAAAACCTGTTGCTGCTGGCTAACATCCATTAGCGCCGCTTGGTTTTGCAGCGCCTGTGATTCTACATTTAGAACGTTAACATCTGCCGCCATGGTAAATCCTCAGTAAGTACAGTATAGCAAGCTTAGATAAAGCTCAAGCAGACCGGCTTATAGAATATCGTGGATCCGTGCCAAGTTTTGCGGCTGCCACACTCGCAAGCAGTTGATTTGCTATGGAGTTATTTAAAGCTGCAGTGCCTTCTGCCGATGTTGCTACTGCCCCTGTCGTTGCCACATTCCGTGCAACCTGACGTGTGGGGGACATGATGTCACCTTGCAATTGGAAGCCGAGATCCGCTGCTTTTGCTGCATTGATGTTTGCCAAATAAGCAGGCATATATTTCAATGCAGCTTGATTGGTAACATCTGAAGAAGCACTGAGGTAATCCAAGGCATCTTGAGGTGTATATAACCCGTATTGGCTAAGCAAGCTAGCTTGACCTGGTGCCTGGATGTTACCAGTTGCCGCTGCGGTAAGAGGTGCAGAGTAGTTGACCGGGTTAAAGCCTATTTGGGTTTTTGCCGCGTTGAAATAATTCGGGATTGATTTATCAATTGCGTTAGCACCAGGATTCAACAAAGGGCTGGTCCGAGTGTACTGTTTAAGCCAAGGAATGTTTCCGCTGTTGCTACCAAAAGCAGTATTGGAAAAATTCGGGGCAAAAGATTGACCGGAAAGAAGGCTATCAATGAAACCGGAAGCCATGATTAGACATACCCGCCGCGTGTCGTAGCTGCATTTAGGACGGCCTGGTTACCTTGTTGCGCCAGGGCTTGTGCACCTAGCTGGGCTTGGTTCATGGCCTGTGCGCCTTGTGCCAATTGGGTACGAAGCTGTGCACCAGCCGCTTGACGATAAAGGTCCGCTTGTGCGCCCTTTTGAATCATGTCAAATTCATAAGGCATCAGTTTCTTCATTTGCTCCAGCTGCCCTTCTGCTTCCATGATACCCCGCGCTACTTGGCCCCTCTCGGGGGAATTAAGGGCCGTAACATCTGTATATGTACGTGGGCCATATTGACTTGTGAGGTTTGGTGCAACAGGTACATTTACATTTCCAGAAGGGCTACCTTGAAGAACCCGTTGGCCGACGCCACCTGCCGTAAAGAGTCCTGAGGTTGATGGGGCCAGTGCAGATGCTACACCCGGAATTAAATGAGAAGCCGCTAAATCAACACCCAAACCGGCGGCTACTGCTGCTGCTGGTTTTGCAATTCGGGCTGTTGCCAGTAAGCCTCTTTCTGCTGCACTTAAACTCCCTGCATTTTGAGCCGCTTTTTGTGCTAATAGTGTTATCAACGGCGTTTCAGCAAACTGCCCAGCAAAACGCCCAGCAGCCCCTGCCGCTACACCCCCCAGGGCACCTGCGCCCGCGCCTAAACCAGCGCCAAGAGCAGCCGCCCCCAGTGTTTTAGAAATATCCCCGCCACTTGTTTGGTATGCTTGCCCTCCTGACATCAACCCGCCAAGCGCTGCGGGAATTAGATACGGCCACATAATTCAACTCCTTATGTTATGTATTTTAGGTTGAGTAATCCTTAAATGTTGGCCATTCCCATGCCAGTAGATATTGGTGCGGCAATTGCTGCACTAAGGCCACCAGTGAATGGTGCCAAAGCCATACCTAGTCCACTTACGACTGCGCTTCCCCAACCGCGACTACCTGGAGTTCCGGGTTGATAACCAATTTGATGTGAAGTCGGGTAAGTTTCAACACTATTGCCATCACCTAAATCTTTAAAAGTTGAACCAAGTTGTGACCAAGAAGAAGCAACATTTGCCGGAGATCCCCATGCGGAGTTTCCCCTGCCATACGGATCACCGCCAGAATAAAGATTGTGTGAATTTTTACCTAAATAAGATGAAAGAAACTCTGCCCCTTTCCCAAGTGTTTTTAATCCTTTACCCCAGCCAGTGTCTCCCCAGGTTTCTTGCCAAGGCCGCGAACTCCTGCTCCCAGGGTCAAGATTAAATCCACCGCCATAAAAGTCTTTTGTTGAAAAACCGCCAATATTGTCGCTGCTGATATCCCAACCACTTGGCATTTGATATTGCGAAAGACTGCTGCCATAGCTAGAACCCCCTAGGTCCACACCAGACGAGTATGCACCTGGGTCAAAATTTACATTATTCCATGCGCCGCTATAGTCAGTGCTGGAACCAGCCATTATTTTCCCTCAGTAGTTGTGTGTAATCGGTAAGCTATTGGATTATTTTACGCCCAGTACACAATCAAAGGTACCGCTGGGGGGCGTAAGAGCGAATTAGACTTCCAGGTGCATAGCTTGCTACGGGTTGACCAAGACTTGTCCCAAGTGGGCCAGGCATGGCATTAGGGCGATCGTATTGGTGGCGGGCTTGAATGGTTCCAAGTTGTTGTAAATATTTCTGTTGATTCATTTGCTGCTCTATTTCCATTTGCTGTAATTGTTGTTGATGATTAAGCATCATTGCCTGAAGCCGGTATGCCTGTGCCTTGTCTGCGCTACTGCCGCCAGGGTTCCGTGTAGGCGGTGACACAATATTTCCAATTTGGTTACCTAGTGCAGTGCCCAGTTTTTCTGCGCCAATGCGACCAGCGGTTTTTGCGGTGTTTACACCAAATTGAGTCAAAAAAGCCCCCAATTCGCTGCCAGCCATTCTCGCTACTTCGGGGTTCATGCTATATCTGTTGAAGGGAACGGTGTAGCCTGTCCTACAAGTCTATCATCAGCTTGATATGGGGCAGGCTTGGACATATACGGCCCAAGGTTATTTGGGTTTACGGGTTGGGAAATTAAACCCACTTGTACACCCCGTTGGTATTTATTGAGAAAATTTTGCGCTGTAATATTGTTTGAATTTTTGGGGTCTGCTTGATATGGATTGTCGCCAAAATTTGGCTGTACACCAGCTTGATCAATTTGTGGTTGAACAACAGATGTATCAATAAAACCCTGTTTGCCAAAATCTACGCTTAATGGGTTAGTGCTTTCTTTTTGAAAATCGGAAAAAATAGATGTTGGATTAATTTGCGGTGCATTTGCCCCCAAAGTATTGACAGCTGGAGACCGACCACTCCTGACGGCTTTTGCCGTGGGCGAAGTGTAATTAATTGAAAAAGGTTGATCTCCAGTTGCCACGGATTTTACTTGCCGGTGATTAGTTTTTTAATAGAAGAAATCGCTTCTTCTTTGGTTTTGATGCCGTTGATGTGATCAGCAATGAACCTGGAGGCAGCCAGTCCAACAGGAGTGTTTGCCGCTGCGTTAAATTTGGCTACTTTTGCAACAGCTGTAGAGGGAATCCAAAGTTCAGCAACTTTTGCAGCAATAGTTTTAATTTCCTCGCCCGTCAGTTTACCGTCCCCTACCACCTCTACAGATAGCTCAATTGCCTTTTCAGTTTGGGAACCGTTCCAGCCATGCATAAATTGAATGAGGACAGGATCGACAAT